GTTCGGGGTGCTGGGCGGCCAGCTGTTCACGGTCGAGCGACATGGTGGTCGGTCCTTCTGCGGTGGGTGAGGGGTGGTCGGCCGGGCGCGCAACGGGGCCCGGCAGGCTGACGAGGCGAGCGCCGCGCACGGCCGGCGCTGCGCTGCGGTCGCGGTTGAGTTGCTGCACCAGTTGCTCGAGCGTGGCCGTGCCGTCCACCAGGCCGGCGGCCACGGCCTGCTGACCGATGAACACGCGCCCGTCGGCCATGCCCTGGTGCACGGCCTCGGGGGTCTTGCCCAGGTGCGCGGCCACGTCGGCCACGAACAGGCTGTAGATGTAGTCCACCTGGTCCTGCTGGATGGCGCGGTCTTCCTGGCTGAGGGGGCCGTACTGGTGGCCGGCGGTCTTGTACTTGCCGGCCGAGATCAGCGTGGTTTTCACACCGCGCTGCGCCTCGGCGCCCGACACGTCCAGGTGCCGGGCCACCACGCCGATGCTTCCCACCACGGTGCTGGCATCGCTGATGTAGCGCGCCTGCGCGGCCGAGCCGTACCAGTACGCGGCCGACGCCATGGTGCCGGTGGCCAGCGTGACGATGGGCTTGTGCGCGCCCAGCTCACGCACCTGCGCGGCCAGCGCCTGGGTGCCGTCCACGGTGCCGCCGGGGCTGTCGATGGCCAGCACCAGGCTGTGCACGGCCGGGTCGGCGATGGCCTGGCGCATGTCGCGCGCCACCAGTTCGGTAGACACGCCGCCGCTGATCTGGCTCATGAGGTTCATGCGCCGGGCCGACACGCCCTCGATGGGCAGAACGGCCACGCCGTCGATGATGTCGTAGCCCTTGGGCTCGTTGGCCAGCGGCCGGCCCAGGCGCTGCTCGACGGCGGCCAGGTCGATCTTCTCGCCGCGCAGGTGCGTGGCGTAGATCTCCTGGATCTCCACCAGCTTCTCGGGCGCAATGGCCCAGGGCGCATTGATGATGTCGAGCAGTTTCATGGGTGGCCGGTCAATGCTGCGCATCGTGCCGCGGCGGGTGTCTCACGGTCAGGGGGACGCTGAGACACGAGCGCGCCGCGTCACGACACCGTGGCACTGACCACGCTGGAGCGGCCGGCGTCGTACAGCGGCTCGTTGCTGCGCGGCGCCACGGTGCATGTCCAGCGCCGGCTGCCGGTGGCGGCGTTGCAGATGCTCAGGCGCAGGGTGTCGTCGTCGGCAAACTCGAGCGCACCGAACACGCTGTCGTACTTGCTGGGCGCAGAGCGCAGCCACAGCTGCCCCAGGGTGTCGCCCTGCCCGGTGTCGTTGTTCTGCACGCCCGTGGGGCAGGCGCACAGGTCCAGGCTGTCGAACGCGGCGGCATGGTCGGCCACGGTGCGGCGCACCACGTTGGGGGTATGCCGGTCGCCGCTCATCACCGTGACGCGGATGCCATCGGCATGCAGCGCGCCGAACACCCGGTCGCGCTCGGTGGCGTAGGCGCCCCAGGTGTCGCTGTTCTCGCCGCTGCCGTAGCGGCCGTCTGAATCCTTGATGTAGAGCTTTTTGCTGCTGGCAATGACGATGTGCTTGAAGCCCGCCGCCCAGGCCTGGCGAACCGCGGCCAGGAACCAGGCCTCTTGCACGGCGCCCATGCACACCTTGCTGGCGTCGTCCGTCGCGGTGATCGGGCTGCGGTAGGTGATGAGATCGGGCACGATCACGCGCGCATGCGTGCCGCCGAGGGCCCCGTCGCCGCTGAAGTCCAGATAGTGATAGATCACCGGGAACGCGCTGGCCGCCATGGCGGCGCCTTGGGCTGCCGGCTCGCTGGGCATGTCGCCGTTGTAACCGGCCATGCTGGCCGCGGTGGGGTAGTCCCAATACAGGTTTGCAAGCTCGCGGTGCGCGGTGTACCAGGCCGTGGCGATGGCGTTGACCTGCGCCTGCGTGGTGGCGCCCGTGGATCCGCCGCCGCTTTGCGCCTGGGTGACGGTGTGGTCGGCTGAATCGGCCCAGCGGTGGTCGTCGCCACCGGCCCACGAGATGCGCAGCCGGCCCGCAGCGCGCTCGGCCAGGATCTCGCGCCATCCGGGCTTTGCAAACATGGCATGTACGCGCTGCTTGATGCTGTTGGCCGTGCTGGACGTGGTGACGCGCGTGGTGGTGTACTGCGCCCAGGTGAGTGCGGCGTTGTAGTAGGGGTCGTCACCCAGCATCACCATCAGCTTGGGGTTCAGCGCCAGCATGGCGCCGGCCGCGCGCAGGGGTTGCGACGATTCGTCGCACGAGGCCACGACGATGCAGAAGGCCATGCCTCAGCTCCCCCGCAGCGGCAGCGGGAACTCTCGCGGCGCGGCCACCATGGCGGCATAGGCGTCGTCGGCGATCAGGCTGCTGTACTGCGCGCGGCGCTGCACGAACCAGTTGTTGATGCGCGCGCCACTGCTGCCACCCCCCAGCGGCAGCGTGCTGGGCGTGCCCGAGCTGGTGCGCCGGGCCATCAGCGTGAGGCCGTCGCTGGCCGCCGTCTGAAGCGTGAGGCCCGTCAGGTCGAGCTGGTTGGTGCCGATGCTGCCAGGCGCAGCGGTGCCCGACTGGCGCATCTCCATCATCAGGTAGGGCCCCTCGAACCATGCCACCACCAGCACCTTGACGGGCGCGGTGTGGCTGTCGCCGATCTGCACGCCCAGCGCGGTGTTGTTGCTGCTGCCAGCGCCGTTGCCACGCACCAGCACGTTGAAGGCATCGGCCGCCGACACCGACATGCCCCAGCCACCGTAGCCGGCGGTGGAACTGTCACGGCCCCAGAAGTGGATGTACTGCTGCGTGCCGCTGGCGCTGGCCAGTTGCACCTCGCAGCCGATGACCAGCATGCCGCCCGCGGCAATGTTGGCCAGGCTCATCACGCTGTCCACATGCGAGTTGGCCGCGCAGGTGGCCACGTTGTCGGTGCCGTTGGGGGTGTAGAGCCCGGCATTGGTCCACCCGTTGCCCGGGGTGGTGCCGGCCAGCGTCATGTCGGGCCCGGCGCCCAGCGCATCGCTCAGCGTGGTGCCGGTGCCTTCGTGGTACGGATACCAGATGGCCGGGTTTTCATCGGCCACGGCAATGGACGACGGCGGCGTGATGCCGGGGCGCAGGATCAGGGCGTTGGCGGTCATGGCGGGGCCTCAGGCGTGGCTGTAGCCGGTAACCTGGCACAGCGCGGTGCGCGCGGTGCTGCCCTGCTGCAGCACGATCACCACGGTGCGCACGTCGTCGTCGCTGGCGAACTCGAACCGCGCGTCGTTGGCGATGGCGTCTGACAGGTCGGTCTCGGCCGACCCGATGACGTAGGCCGCGCCGGTGTAGGTGGTGCTGCTGCTCACGCCCGCCAGGTGCAGCGCGGTGATGGCCACCGCGCTCTCGACGACCAGCGTGCGGTTGAGCGCGCTGATGGCCACGGTCTGGTCGGTGACGCTCAGCAGGCGCTGCGCGCCGATGGTGTCGGTGTCCGGGTTGATCGTGACGCGCGCGCCGCTGATGGTGTTGCCGCTGCCGGCATCCATGGTGATGCTGGGCGTTGACGAGCCGCCCAGCGTCGGCACCACCGATGGGCGGAACACGGTGACGGTGCCCTCGTCCAGCAGCGCCTGCAGCGCGCTCACGTGCGCCGAACTGAGCGCCGGCACCCCGGCGCGGAACGCCACCACGGCCACGCCGTCGGAAGGCACGCGCACGATGGTGCCCACCAGCGTGGTGCCCGACAGCGCGAATGTGTCGTCGTCGGTGGCGAACACGCTGGCCCCCACGCTGGTGGCCACGGCCGACGCCACCGCCAGCTGCACCTCGCCAGCGCACACCAGGCACACCAGCGATGGCGCGGCCCCCGACACGTCGGCAACGCTGCTGGCTTGGTGGCACGCGAACCCGGCGAACAGATCACCGGCCACCACGCTGCGCGCCCGGCCGGTGGCCGAATCGATGCCGATGGCGGCGCCCTCGTAAACGGTGGTGCTGGCGGCCAGCGGCAGTGATCCAGTCGACTGCCCGCTGTAGCTGCGGGCCTTGTTGCGTGTGAGTGCCATAGCGCGATGTCCTTGGGTTCTGCGGGTTACATGGCCGCCGGCCGATTGGCGCCTGCGCCATCTTTGGCGCCATCTTTGGCGCCATCGGTGGCAGCATCGGTGGCAGCATCCACGTCGTCGGCCGGGTTGGCCTCGCTGGGCGCCGGCGCCGGCTCAGCCGACGCGCCAGCCACCACGAAGCCGGCCTCGCGCCGCGCGGAGGCCTCCTTGATCTGCTGGCGGTGCTTGGTCTCCCAGTCCACGCCGTCGTGCAGCAGGCTCTCGGCCTCGAGCGTGCTGGTGCCCAGCGCAATGCGGTCTCGGGCTGCGGCCACCTCTTTCTGCGGGTCGATGCTGCCGGGCCCGTCGCCCACCCATTGGGCATGGCACCAGGCGGCGCGCACCACCGCGTCGGCAAAGAAGCCGGGCGCCGCGATGCGGCCCTCGGCCACCTCGTCGGCCAGCCACAGCTCGTACACCGGCTGGCACAGCGTGGTGGCCAGCCAGGCGCGCCAGCCGCTGTAGTTGCGCCAGGCCAGCAGCAGCGCGCCGCGCGCGGCGCTGTAGCTGCTCTGGAAGTGCATCACCAGCACCTCGTAGGGCATGCCGATGGCCATGCCGATCTGCCGCATGCAGCTGGTGGTGAAGGCGTCAAACTGCGCATTGGGCCGCCCGGTGTTGGGCGTCACGGGCTCCTCACCCGGCAGCAGGTTGATCACCTTGCCGCTTTCCATCTCGCCCGACCAGTCGCTCACCTTGTTCAGGTAGGTGGCGCGGTCGCTGTCCTCGAACAGGTCACTGAAGGCCTGCGGGTCCATGCGCATGAACACGGCCATCAGCGCGCTGGTGACGGCGGCGTCGAGCTCGGCCTCGCTGTAGCGCGTGAGCTGCTTGATGGGCTCGATCACCGGCGCCAGCACGGGCACGCCGCGGCGCAGGCCGGGGCGCAGCTGGCGGTACAGGTGCAGCACGTTGCGCCGGCCGGTGCTGTCGCCGCGCGCGGCCACGCGCTGCCAGGTGCGCGCGCCCTGCTGCAGCCCGTCCATGGGGTAATGGCTGCACACGTGGTAGGCAATGGCCTCGCCGGTCTCGGGGCTGCACTCCACGCCGTCGGTCAGTGTGGCGGTGTTGCTGCGCAGCCCCGGGTTGCTCACGCGGTCGGCCTCCACCAGCTGCAGCGCCAGCCGGGGGCGCGCACCCTGGCGCGCGATGCGTGGCGTCAGCGCGAAGATGTCGCCCCTCGACAGCACGCCGCGCAGCGCCAGGTCTTGCAGGCCGTAGAAGTTGAGCACGCGCGCCAGGTCGCAGTCGGGCGTCTCGGCCCAGGCGCGCCAGCGCCGGGCGGTGTCTTTCTGCCAGGCCTGGGCCTCGTCTTCGCTCAGGCCCAGGTAGTCGGCATCGATCTGCGGGTTGCACGCCAGGCCGGTGCCCACCACGTGGGTGCAGTGGCTGTTGACCACGCTGGCCGCCACGGGTGCGTTGCGCTCCAGGTCGGCGCAGCGCTCGCGCAGGGTGGGCAGGTCGGCAATGATGTCGGTCTCGGGCGAGCCGCTGCTGGTGCGCCAGCTGGCCAGCGCGGCCTTGTCCTTGCGGGCGCCGTTGTAGCCGCCGAACACGGCCAGCTGCTGGCGCGCCACCAGGCGCCGCGCGGCCACGCGCGGGGCGATGTAGCCGATGGCGCGGTCAAGCAGGTTCAGCCCGGGCGCCGGCGCGGTGGTCTTGCGGCGGATGTCTGCCACGGCCGGCCCTCAGCGCGCCGGCACCACGGTGCGGCTGCGCCCGCGGCCGGTGCCCGAGGTGGACAGCTGCACCACGCGGGCATTCCAGGCGTCGATGCCGTCGCGGATCTCGGCCAGGTTGGCGCGGGTGAGGCTGCGCGCGCCGATGGTGTAGGCCTGCCCCGACAGGACGGCGGTCTCGGCGGCCAGGTAGGCGGCCAGCTGTGTCTCGGCTTGCTGCAGGGTGATGCCCGCCATGCGCGCGTGCTCCGTGGCTGTGTGGGGCGATGTTGCGGCGTTGGCCGTCTCACGGTCAGGGGGACGCTGAGACACGCCGGGCCGGCCGGGCGCTGGCCTGGCGGCCGCTACACGCGCTTGATCAGCCGGTACAGCGTGGCGCGGCTGATGCCGTGGCGCTTGGCGGCCTGGTCGGCGGGCAGTTGCAGGTAGTCGCGCAGCACGGCCTGCGGGTCGGTGCGCGGTGCGCGGTCTTCGGCCTTGCCGTGGCGCGCCCGCCCGCCGCTGGCGTTGGCGCGGTCGGCCGCGCTGCTCTTGGCGATGTAGGAGACGCTGGTGCCGCCCCAGTAGGCGCGGGCCTCGCGCTCCACGGTGTCGGCCACGGCCGGCGTGATGCGCCGGTCGTGCTGCATCATGCAGTCGATCACCCAGCGGATCACGTCGGGGCCGGCATCCTTCACCGGCTGCGCCCTTCGCGGCCGGCCCGTGCGTCGCGCCCGGCGCCGGCCGCGCCGAAGCGGCCCATGCTGCCCAGGCTCAGCCGCGCCGAGCCAGGCATGTCGGGCAGGCGCGGCACCGGCAGCGGCGCGGCGGGCTCGGGCGCCGTGGCGGCCACCGCGGGCGCGGCCGCGCCGTCCTCGGTTTCGTCTTCGTC